ATCCCCTTTCGCCAGCGCCCACGCTCCGACCGCAATCAGCAGCCCCGCCACCACGAACAGTCCCACCCGCTTCCCGGCAGTGATAATATCCGTCGCCGCCCCGCCGCTACTCGTCCCGAGCCCGATCGCATCCCCTACCGAGTTCAACCCATTGAACCCCAAGATCCCATTCCCCGCGCTCCCCGGCTGGAGATTGTCGAGCAACGAAAAGTTCCCGCTCGTCATCCCATTCAATTCCGACAACGCCGACGACACGCCCGAGCTGCTCGTCCCCGTCCCATACGCATTCAACGCGCCCGCCCAGCTTCCCGTTTGCTGCTGCAACGCCGCGTCATACTGAGCCGCCGCGTTCAAGCTCGCAATGGGATCACTCGGATTGAACGGCGCAATCCCATAGCCAGCATTAGCCGCCGTGCTGGGCAGAAACTGCGCAATCCCCGTCGCCCCTGATGTCGGATTGTACGCGCTCACATTTCCCCCGCTTTCCTGATTAATCTGCGCTATGAACAGGTTCTGCGGCACACCATAAGTCTGTGCCGCCTGTAGCGCGGGCACATAGTACGGAGACGACGCATCAAACGCCATCTCGGCATTACTTCGGCAGGCGCTTGATCGTGATCATGTTGGGGTATTGGTCCCCATGATCGACGGTCAGATCGATATTCGGCGCGGTGCGCAGATCGACGGGTGTCTGCCCGGTATAGCGCACGGGGATATGCAGCTCTTGCGGACCATCAACGCCGCCCGACTGCTTATGGAAGAAGTTCGTCCGACCGATCTTGATCGCCATCACTGCACCGCCGTGGAGAGGTTGTCGAGATATTCCCGCATGATCGGGCTCAACGCCGCGCCTAGCTGCGACTGATACGCCAGGAACGGCGGCGGGCTCGATCCGCCAGCCGGCGAGAACGCGTTGTTCGCTTTGAGCGAGAAGTTGTATCCCAGGTCGGGCACCGGGTAGGTTACGCCAGCGGGAATTTCCGGCGTAGCGCTTTGCCCGGTGCCGCCCGTCGCCCCGGCAGCAACGGCGGGGGAGACCTGCAAGCCGCTCATGGCCGAAGCCGGCGGCTTGACGATGCAATAGATGATGTAAGCCCCGAGGCCGGCGAAGGCGAGCTGATACCATTCGAATTTCATTTGGTCCCCGCTTTCGCCTTGTACTCAGGCGAGTTGAGAAAGTCATTGGACAGATTTTGCAAGGATATCTGCCCGGTGTTGACTTGGTTCTCGTACCAGTTGGTTTCGGCAGCAGTCGGCGCGCGCCCGAGGTAGAGCTGGTAATCGCTGCTGATTTGGCTCGCCAGCGGCGACGGCGTCTGCGGCGCGAGCACGGACAGGATCGACGACACCGTCTGCTGCTGCGCGGCGGTCTGCCCGGCGCTGATCTGCGCGCTGATGCTGGCGAGCTGTGTCTGAGTGCTAGCCTGGATCTGCGCAACCTGCGTGGCCGCCGCGATCTGCGCCTCCTGAATAGCAGCCTGGGCGCTGGTCTGGTTGTTCGCCACGCTCGCCGCCGTGCTGGTGTTCGTCGTGGACGTGTTGCCCTGGATCTGCGCCACGTTCTGTGCCGCCTGGATCTGCGCGGCGGCCTCGCTCGCCTGGAGCTGCGCCTGTTGCAACGCGGCGTATGTCTGATCGCCAGCCGCGATAGCCGCGTCCGAGGGACCGCCCGACGCCACAACCGTTCCGCCCGAGGAAGACCCGCCCGAGAAATGCACGATGATCAGGATCACGGCCAGCACGCCGGCAACGATGCCGGCGCTCTCGTAGGGGTGTTCTTCGATCCAGCCGAGAATTTTCATCGTATCACCTTAAAAGGTCTGCGCGTCCTGGGACAGAACGTTCGTCGTGGTCGGATTGGCGAGGGGCTGCATCGCCACCGAGCCGGCGGGGATGGCGGACGTTCCCTCGTTACCGAACGTGAAGGCCGCCCAGCTATCCGGCACGCCGAGTGTGTATTGCCGGTCGGGCGGGATGCCTCCCCAGCCGAGCGGATCGACAAAGGGAAGGTCCTCATGCTCATAGGCGAAGTTGGCAACGCCGTGCTGGTCGAGCAACGGGCGCTCGACAAACGATACTGTCTCTTCGATGGGCCGCCCCTGGCTGATCCGGGTCCGCATGATCAGAAACCCGAGGTCAGGTTGCCGAGCGACACCGAGCCAAGACCGGACGAATAGACGGACGCCCCGGCGCTCGAACCGGTGATCGGGGACAGCGCGGTGGCGAGCGAGCCGGAGAAGGCCTGACCGCTGGTGGAGACGACGCCTTGCGTGTTGCTGTTCTTCGACAGGATCACGGAAAGGCTCGCCACGCCGACGATGGCGAGGGCGATGGAAACGATGGCGTTGATTAGACTGTCGGACATGTTGACCTCTTAAGTTAGCCGCCGAAGCCGCCCGGATTGAGAGAACCGAGATTGAGAGAACCGAGGCCGCTGGTAAGATTGCCGATGCTGCCAAGCGTAGAACCGAGCGACGACTGCCCGGTGATCGGGGACAACGCCGTCCCGAGTATCTGGCTGAACCCCTGCGAGAAGGACGTAAACACGTTGGCCGTGTTGGCGTTCTTCGAGAGGATGACTGCCAGGGTTGATACGCCAATGATGGCGGTCAACACGGAGACGATGACGGTTCCCAGTTTGCTTTCCATTTCAGCGCCTCACAGCAATGCAGCGAATTCGGCATACTGCCCGATCTGGCTCACGGTGTCGCCGCCACCTCCGCCACCAAGCAGACCGCCAAAAAGTCCGCCCCCACCGCCCGACGATCCGGAAGACCCGCCGCCGATGTTCAACCCGGTGATGCTCGTGGCATCCTTCGGCGCGGGCGTCGGCTGTGCATCGCCGCTCTTGATCTCCTGGTTCAACTTGGCGAACACGCCCGAGTTGGACAGGAACAGCGACACGATGCACAACACCAGAAGCGGCTCCATCACCGAGCGCAACGGACGGATATAGCCCAGGCCGCCGATGATGGCGATGGCGGCAATCCACCAGATGAAAGAGCCGGTCCCCGTCACGTCCCCGACGACGAGCTGCCACAACTGCGCCTGCGTCCCGCGATAGGCAGAGATGGCAATCAGCGTGCCGACGAAGAGGAAGAGGAAGCCCATTACAGCCCCAGTACTTTCAGGTAGGACGGCAGCTCGCCGCGCACGACGATGAACACGACGAACGCCACCACCAGGGCGGCGACGATGGCGCTCGTCCAGCCCATATTAGCCGCCGACCGCGCCGGTCACCTTGGACAGCCAGCCCTTGGTTCCGGCGTAATAGCCGACCGCGATGAAAACCACCGCGACGATGATGTGTTTGAAATCCATGGCCTAAGCCTCCGTGATGTGACGCAGAACGTGCAGCCAGAGAAGCGCCACGGTGATCACGAAGACCACCAGCGCCGCCCAGGAACCGGCGTTCATATTCTGGCGGAAGGGCTGCGCCAAAAACCCTTCCGCCGTCGAGAAGAGACCAGAGAACATGGCCGTTACTCCGATCAGCCGCCCGGCAGGGACTGCGCGCCGAGGACCGCGTTGACAACGCCGAACATTTCGTAGCCGATCAGGGCAACCGCGCCAGCATTGACGGTCGACGCGTTGATGATCAGCGATTGATTGCCGAACTGCTGCGTCGATAGCACCTTGTGCCGGTGGTTGAAGTAGTACAGGCCGGACGGGAGATCCGTGTTGATCTCGTTGCGCACGATCAGCGCCTGCGTGTTCGGGTCTACCTTGTAGTACTGGTATGCGTTCGCTGCCTGCAGCGCCAGATAGTTGATATCGGTGCCGGCGTTCAGCGTGCCGCCATTGTCGTAAATTACCATGGTGGACAGGAACTCGCGGAAGTTCGTGTACGGCAAGGGGAAGTCCTGGCCGACGGTCATGCCCGACAGGTTCGTGTTGATCATCATGTACATGATGCTCTGCGACTTCGGCGGGATCAGGACGCCGCCGTTCTTGCCGCGCGGAAGCTGGTCGAGATAGCACTGGTACGGCTTCACCGTGAAGCTGGTGATCGTGCAGGCCGAGCCCGAATACATCGACAGCGTGCTGTCGCCGGCCGCGATGCCGGGGTTCGGGTTTACGGTAATCTGGAGCTGGGCGTTGGCGTTGGTCACGGCCAGATTGATGCAGCCACGGAGATCCTGATCGGAATAGGTGATCGGGATGTAGTAGTACATCTTGACCGTGCCGTTCGCACCGTTCGCGATGGTTGCGGGCGCGCTGATCAGGCCGGTGAAGTTGTTGCCGTAGCCGATGGGCGAGCTGGTCAGCGTGAAGGGCAGGCCGTAGGGCCGGCGGCGCTTGGCGGTGTTCAGCATGGCGATGTGCCAGCCGGTGGTGTTGATCCGCTGGTAATTGGACAGATCGGTGAAAGTGATATTCGACAGCAGGTTAGCCGGCCCGAAGCTGGTCAGGCTGGCGAGCGCGCCGCCCGCATTGTTGACCGTCGCCGTGCATTCCAGCAGGAAGCCCTTCAACAGACCGACCGTGGCCGGTACGATGTTCATCGTGCTACCATTGGCAGCCGGATTGATGGTCAGCGCGGGAAGCGGCTGCACCATGTTCTGTCCGACCTGCAAGATCAGGTTGGTGACCTGGGCATCGAGCTGATCCAGCGTCATGTTGCCACCGGTGGCGGCGGTGCCGCGCGGGGAGTTACCATCAGGCATCGTATGTCCTCACTCTTTCGGGTTGGGGCCGGTGGCGGGCTTGGCGGCCACCGGGAGAATGGGGTTGATGTGGGAGACGTACCACTGCGACAGGCTTTCCAAAAGGAAAGCGCCGATCAGCACCATCAGGCACACGATCAGCCAGTTCTCGGGATGGCGCAGCATTCCCCAATTGATGGGGATCATATCCATCACTGGGCACTCGCCACGGCATCGGCGACCGCCGCGCCGGACTTCTGGCCGCGCCATTTGATCCAGGCTTGCGAGGCCGTCGCGATGATGAAGAAACCGACCGTCACCATGATCAGCACGGTGATCCAGTTCGGCACGTTCCACGTGATGATTGTCTCGCCCGCTTCGGCCATGGGTCCCTCTCAGAGAAAGAAGCGCCGACCAGTTCCGGCACGTTCCTTGAATAATGCAAGGATCGTACCACGCTCGGGCACCGGTTTCAAGACCTCCATTTTCCTGTCCTTAACATCGTAGTAAAAACTGTAATATTTCGGGAGGTCGGAGGGGGTGAAGCCGGTCATTTTCTTCATAGGTGCGAACGCCGACACGCGTTGAATGTCGTCGTCATCGGCCAGGAAGAACGTCTGATGAAAGGACGCCTCGGAGAAAACGAAGCGGTCAAGATAAACCGGACGCTGAGAAAGCGTGATCGTCGGCACTTTCTTCGCACGTCCTTGGGTCAAAATGGCGCGAAACCATTTCGACCGGGACTTGATCATATAGCCCTCGTCCGTGTAGAGGCCGCTATTGCCCTGCGCCCACAGCGCTTGAAAGAACTTTTCCATCTCGTCTTCGCTTTCGGGAAGAACGTCGATGATGTACAGCCCCTTCTTCTTCGGCGGCTTTGACGTGAGATCGATTGTCTTGCCGAACTCGTCGGCAATCTCATTGATCAGCTCGTCCGATTTGAAGTTAAGCACGAACCACGGCATCTTGTCCCAGGACCGTTGCGCGAGGTGCCAAACCCCGGCAACGGTTTTCCCGGAACCATTCATGCCGACGATGGCGAGCTGTTCGCTGTCGTTCGGAAGTTTCACTGAACCACCGAAAGATCGGGACCGCCACGGCGCTGCGCGTCGGCGGCTTCCGCCATCTTGCGCATACGAAGCGCCGCGAGGCGCGGACCGTAGAGACCGCCGACCACCATGAACAGCCTTATCCAGTCCATCGACTTGGCTGACACGACGGTATCATAGTGGCGATTGACGTTGATTACGGCGCGGGCTAGCTGATCGCTTTCCGCCTTCTCCATTTCCAGCTCGGGCACATTGGTCAAGCCGGCGAGCATGGCATGGATAGACAGAAGGATATCGCTCGTCGCGTCTAGATCAAGCGACGTTTTTTCGGTTTGCTTTCGGCGGGCGCCGGTTGCGCCGGGCTTTCGGCCTCGGCGGCGGGGTCCACCAGCGTCACCGTCGCCGGCAGTTCCGTCACTTCCTCCGTTACCGCCAGCGGGGTCGATTGCTCGATCTGCGATTGTACCTCCGACAGGTTTGCCCCCAACTGCGCTAACAAGTCGTTCGATATCGTTAGCGCCTCCCTCAAGTTCAGGATTTCCGCCGCCTGCGTTTCCACCGTCGTTTTCAGCCACGATATGTCCCCTTCCACTTCGATAATGGTTCGCGCCGCGTTGGCATTGGCGAGCGCCGCGCCGGCCTCGGCGGCGGCGATGGCGACTTCCGCCGTTGCGACATTGGTTTGCGCCGCGATGTCTTCGGCGCTTTCGGCCGCGTGTTGAGCAGCTACCGCCGCCATCGTCGCGTCATGCGCAGCGCTTTCGGCGGAGACGGAAGACGCCTCCGCCATTACAGCTTGCGCGATTTCCTCGTCAGCCATTGCTCGCCGGCTTCTTCACGCCGAAGGTGGCGTAAAGGTGATCGATCAGCGCATAGGCGGCGGAAAGAAGCCCGGCATTGTTCGGGCTGTAATCGGTGTCGAGACGCTTTTCCAGCGCGCCGACACGCAGCGCGAGGACGGCCAGCGCGTCGGTCTCACCATCCGTCGAAACCGCGTTTTCCGGCGCAACCTGAGCGAGATTGCCGGGAACCGGACTGTCCGGAAAAGCGCCTGACGCTCCACCCGGTACGCGCATGATCGATTGAGACGCCGACACAGCCGGATTGGAATAGACAGCCGCGCCAGCGGTCAGAAAAGAAATTCTCGCTTGCGCCTCTTCAAGCTGCTTTTGCAGCTCGGCAATCGTGACGGCGGGACCGGGAACATTCGACATGATTTTACTCCACAGAAGTTTTAGCAGGTTCGGCATTTTGTTCCGCCTTATGTTCGATGGTCAAGGGAGGAACGATACCCAGCTTCTCGCAGATGAGAAGCTGGGCTTTCTCGATATTCTCGATACGCCGCGAAGCGAGTTCAACCGCCTCGCGGATTTGGCCGGACGAATTGAGGTAAAGGTCAATGACCGCCTCAATCTTCTGCGGTGTGACCCCCATGAGGATCAGCAACCGCTTTGCCATCATTTCCCAACCGGTCATGTTGCTGCACTCCGATTACTGAACGAACCATGTCGTTCCGCTGAACGTGGCGACATGCGGAACGTTGGCGGCGAAAGATACCGCATTGGCGATGTTGCCGCCAGTCGTCACTGAACTGGCACCGGTCGGAACGATGGTTATCTTCCGACCCTGCCACGCGGGCGTGATGGTCGAGACGGCGGCGGTTCCGGTCAACGAAATCGTATTGGAGACGCCGACGCTGATCGATGCGGCACTGGCAACGGTCAAAGTCACGTCGTCGATGCCGAGATTGTTGGTGATCATACCATTCGTTGGAGCGGTTCCGATATTAATGGTACCGCCATTGTTTCCAGAGTTGAAAGTGTTTCCCTGGACGATGAGTTTCGTCGCCGCCGTCGAAACGCCGAAATTCTGGTTAGCCGAAGAGAAGTGGCCGCAATCGCCGATGAGATTGTTTTCGATCACGGCATTGGTCGCGCTGAGCAGGGCGGTAATACCATTGTAGGTGTGAGCGGCGGCGGCGCTGTTGCCGCAAATTGAGCTGTTCTGCACATAAACGTTGTTGCTGGCGGCGATATACACGCCGTCCTGACCATTGCCCATGGAACGGAGAGTTGAGAAATGCACGTCGTTGACTGTGCCCGACGTGTCCTGCTCGACGTAAGCGCCATAGCCCGTATTGGTGCCGGCCCAGGAATTCACGAAGTATGCGCCCGCGATATAAGAGGAAGCGCCCGACGCGACGATGTGGAAACCATCGCCGCTGTCATTGTCCATAACACAGGTATCGCACCACACCCAATCGACGGGACCGCCCGAAGGCATGATTTCCAAACCATTGCCGACATAGGTTCCTTGCACGTTGTAAAGAATGTGGCCGCCGCCACCAGTGATTTTCACCGCCGCTTCGGGCTGAGTGCCGCTGGCCGGACCATGCACGAAATCGTTGAAAAGAAAAACGTTGACACCATTCGGGATAAGGAAACCGACCGCGCCCGTGCCGAGACCCGAGCCGGTGATGGTGACATTGGCGACCGTGTTGGTCACCCCCTGAACGCTGATGCCCGACCATCCGCCATTGATCTGCACGTAATTGATATACGTGTTGGAGACCGTGTTCGGAACGGTGATCAGAAAGCCGCTGGTATAGACCTTGCCGGTCGCATCGATGTTGACATTTTCCAGCGCCGCGCCATTGCCGGAAAGATTGAACAGCGTGACATTGGCGGCGAGCGGCTTAAGCGCAGGCGTCTTATAGAATTGGCCGCCCGTCACTTTGACGCCGGACGGAATGTTGACCGTCGAGCCAAAAGCACAATTGCCGGGAAGCGTGACGGTGCCGCCATTGGTCAGCGTGGCCAGACCGGCGTTCAGGCCGGGCGCGTCGTCGGCGGTGCCGTTGCAGAAGACGCTGGCGAAGCTGCGAGCATCGACCTGTACGGTATCCTGCAATTGCAGCCAGTTGGTGCCCGAGCGCGGCTTGACCCACCCGGTCGAATAGTCCGGGCTGAAGGGCTGAGCGTTGGCGTGAGCGCCTAAAAACAAAAAGGCGACGAGCGCGAGAATTTTTTTCATAGTCGAATTCCTCACTTGTAGGTGACGGTTACGTCCATCGCAACCGAAGTGACGACGGTGATACCCACCGTCATGTTCGCTTCATATTCGATGAAGAACGGGTTTCCCGTCGCGGGGACGGTGATCACGGCCAGCACAGCGCCGGAAGCGGCGGTGTTATTATAAATGGTGATGGTTCCCGCCGCGAGCGTGTTCACGATCAGATCGAAGATCACGCCGGGCGCGTTCTTCACAACCGCCGTCGTCGCTGTGGTGATGTGAACGAAAGAGCCGGCGGCCGGCGTGTTGGTCACGGCGAGCGTGCCGCCCGAGATGATGGCGTCAAGACCTTGGTCTTTCGTGGTCAGCGCGCCGCCTGAAATCAGAGCGTTCATCGTCGCGTCGTTGGTCTGAACCTTGCCGCCGACCACGGTCGCGTCAAGCGTCGGGTCCGACACCAGCGCATAGCCCGAGCCGTTGAAGATGAAGCCGGCCACGCCCTCCGAGCCCCACACAAGATAGGGTGTCTCCACATTGATAAGGCACACGCGCGCCTGCGCGATACCGCCGATCATCTCGAATGTCAAGGCTCCCGAATTGCCGCACAGGACGGGATAGAACCCCTGGCTGGCGGGCGGTACGGTCAGGTTCTGGAGCGAGCCGGGGATTTTCACGACGAGCTGAGCATTGTTGAGCGAATTGTCAACATAAATCGACGTAAGCTGGTCCAGCTTTCCAGAACTGATTATCTGGCCGATGTCAAGCGAATAGATGATATCGCCGCCCGCCGAGAAGTCCATCAGAACAGAGACAGTCCTCGGCGTCGGGCTCGACTTCGATTGACTGATGGCCGAGGGCGAAAGCTGTCCGGTATTGAGAGAAGTTGGCACGGTCATTGCATGTCCTCTTTTCGCTTGCCCCAGAAATGTCACGGGCCTAGTATGACGAAAGGCGAGAGACCGGGGAAGTCTCTCGCCTTCTTTGAGGCAAGTATGAGGGGGCTATCCCTTGCCGTCACCCAAGAAGAATAAACCATTCAGCTCTGCCGAGCAAAGAAAAAACTTCAGACATGGCATTGCCGTGTTGAAGAAAAAGGGGCTTGTGTCAAAGGATGTCGATGCCCGCAAAGCGGTTCCGACACGGACACTCAATAAAAAGCTCAAGGAATTCTCGGATGTTGTATCCGGTCAGGCGCGTGTGTGGAAGCTGCCCAAGGCGCTAGCGCCTGCCTATAAGGAACAGGGATATAGGGTAAATCGCGGCAAGGTCATATTGCAGCCATCTCAATATATCCCCTCTCGAGGCCGCGATAAGGGATTTATCAAGACCTCCGAACAAACGGGCAAGGGGCCGCGAATAACCTCCGTACATCTCCCCTTCCGCCTTAAACATCTAAACCGAGATCTCGCCATGCTAAGGCAGCGTGTCAATGATGGTGCTATACGCCTGGACGATGGCGAGTATTACGGTTTTGAATTTTTCGGCTGGCATTCCACGCGCCTGTTTGAAAACTTCGATCAGCTCGTTGACCATCTCATGATGTACGAAACATTCGAGGCCGGTTCCGAAGATCAGATAGCGGAACGCGTGCGCAATGTCGTCATCATGAAGGTAGACAACGATGAGGCGCAGGACTGGTACGGCTTCAACATCGCCCGCGTGAAGAAAACGCGGCGGAGGAATTCCAAGGTGCGGAAAGCCAAGAAAACCGATAAGCCGATCAGCGGCTTTGCGCGCGAGAACCGGAAGGAATACAACCGGCTCTATGCGCAGCTCAATTATGACAAGGCGGCGAATACTGAGAAGAAGCGCCGCCAGCGGGCTAATAAGGCGAAGAAGGGGACGAAGAAGTGACGCGCCAAAAGAAAATCAAAAACCTCGCCGTCTTCGACTTCGAGACCGATCCGTTCAAACAAGGGCGCAAGCCTTTGCCATTCGCTTGCGGATATTACGACGGAGACAACTATGTTGACTTTTGGGGTGATGATGTCGTTGAGCGTATTGTTGATCATATTCGTGGTATCGAAGAGCCCCGAGTAATCTACGCGCACAACGGCGGAAAGTTCGATTTCATCTATATGATGAAACACTTCGAGGGCGCGTTGAAGATCGTTAATGGACGCGTACTCGTCGCTCAGCTCGGCAACTGTGAGCTGCGCGATAGTTGGGGGATTATCCCCGAGCCGTTGCGCCGAGCCGGCGTCAAGCTGGACATCGCTTACGAGAAGATGGAGCGCGATGTTCGCGAGAAACATCGGCCCGAGATCATGAAGTATCTCCGCCAGGACTGCGTAACGCTGTATGAGCTGGTTGAGGCGTTTCATCTGGAGTTTGGCGACCGCTTGACTATCGGCGGGACTGCCATGAAAGAGATCAAGAAGCGCCATACGTTCGAGCAGGCGAATGAGCAATTCGACGATAGCTTTCGCCCGTTCTATTTCGGTGGAAGGTGTCAGGTTCTAGAACCGGGGGTGCATCATGGCAAGTTCATTATGGTTGATATCAATTCTGCATATTCGCACGCCATGGCATCTATCGACCACCCGATTGGGACCACTTACACTGTCGGCAAGTCACTCACCAAAAATACGGACTTCGCCATTATTGAGGCTCGGAACTTTGGTGCCCTCCCGCTTCGCACGAAGACGGGCATATCATTTGATGCTGAAGAGGGGATTTTTCACGCGACCATCCACGAAATTAACGCTGGTCTCGAAACATCAACTTTGGAAATTATCAAAGTCCACGAAACACGCTCGTTCATCAAGAAGGGTAACTTTGCGGACTTCATTAACCATTTCCAGGAAGCGAAGGTAAAGGCCGACCTTGCCGGCGACAAAATTCACCGTGACTTTTACAAGCGCGTGAACAATTCCGGCTATGGCAAGTTCGCGCAGAACGCTACCGATTTTAAAGACTACTGCATCACGCGCATAGATGAGCCCTGCCCCCAGCCGCGCTGGCATCCTGGAATGAGCGAGTTTGAGGCGTCGAATGCTTGGCAACCGGAACAGCGGTGCCAGGAATATATCATCTGGTGGAAACCTTCCAAACAGAGGACATACTATAATGTCGCAACCGCCGCGTCGATTACCGGAGCAACTAGATCTTTTTGGCTTAGGGGATGTGCCGCGTCAAAGAGGCCCCTATACGGCGACACTGACAGTATTATATGTGAAGAATTCCACGGCGAAATCCACGATACGAAACTGGGCGCGTGGAAGCTGGAAAAGCTTGGGCTCGAAGAGTACGGCCATAAGAAAGCTTTTGAGGTTGCAACGTCCGTAGCCATCGCCGGCAAGAAAATGTACGCCATGTTCGTTGGCGACGAGCCTGTGAAAATGGCCAGCAAGGGCTGTCGCCTCACTGGCCATGAAATTCTTGAGATCGCCCAAGGCGGCGAAGTCGTCTATCACAATCAGGCACCGACGTTCAAGATATCGGGACATGCGGACTTCGTGACGCGGCGACTACGCAGAACTGCTGTCGCTGGACGGTTTGGCCGTGAGAGCGTGTGACTGATAGGCCATGTTGATGGCCTTGGTGAATTGGTCGAGCGTGTAAGGCTGTTCACCATTCTCATGCCAGATGATTGCCCGAAGAAGCATTTCCATCATGGCTTGGTTGGTCACGTCGATTTTGGTAAGAGGCGTGACCGCCATGCGATTGCACACATCGGCCTCATATGCGCCGTCGTCGTTTTCCTCGGACGGTGCCCATGTGTCGATACGATCTCTGACGGTAACGACGCCCCGGCCCTGATAATTGAGCTGGATAAGCGCCATGGCGCGAATGCCATAAATGGGGTCGGAGAATTGCAGGAAGGAACTATCCCCCTGCACATCGGACAATCCGAACCAATGAACGTTAGAGGATCGGATGTTGCCGGGATTGTTGTTGGCGATGCCGCGCGGTGTCATTTGCTTCCTCCGCAAAACTCATCGATCTTGTCATTCCATTCGACGAGCTGAATTTTCTCCGCCCGCGTGTAGCGCGTCTCGAAACCAGCGTCCGGCTTGAACTTGCGCAGCCAGCCGCACGCGGGTGGCTGCGCCGGTGGATCACCCGCGCAGCTTGTCGTCAAGCTGGCTGTCGCTAAGACCAGCATCGCGATTATCGATGGTAGCCGCAGTCGCATCTTGCGCCTCCGCTTGTTTGAGGTCCGATAGCTCATGAAGCTGTTCGCCCTGCTGTTGCTCCGACTTATCGTGAGCCCAGCCCATAGCGGACCCGACCAAGCCGATAAGCTTGGACAGGCCCGCCAGGATGGAAAGGATCGTTCCCATGACGATGGTGAATTTACGAAGCCGGGACGGCGGGCGGGGTTTCGACGGTGCTGGCGGTCGTCGAGACATTCGCGGTCAGCTCCGTGTTGAGTTTCGCCAGCGCGGCGGAGACAGCCCCGGTCAGCGCCTCTTCGACGACGGCAACGCCGCCGGCTTCGAGCGTGGAGCGCGCCGACGTGATGGCGGTGGTCAGGATGTCGGAGGCGGACCCGCCCGCCGCCAGCGCCGTCGTCGCCGCTTCGGTCGCGGCTTGAATGAGAAGGTTCCCGCCATTGGCGGAGATGGAAGACACCAGCGCTTGGATGAAGGCTTGCGCAACCGGCAAGACATCATCCGTGAAAATGTGCTCCACGTCCGAAACCATCGACGAGAAAAAGGTGGAAACGCTCATGATTGTGCCTCATTGGCTGGTTGTGTCGCGTGAGGGGAGATGAGCGTTATGATACAGGTTACCAACCCTTGCGCGGCGGACACGTCCGTCATGTCGAATTTCAGGCCGGTGTTTTCCTTTATCAAGTGAAAGACCAAGTAACAGCCCGACGAGGCGAGCATAACCGCAATGCTTTTCGGGGATGTAAATCTGTTCATAAGTCAAGCCCTCCCGCTTGAAGGCTCTATTATGTCACAGATAAAAAGAGGACGCTAGATTGCTCTAGCGCCCAAGGTTCGCCGGGAGGCGTGGGGATTAGGCGAGATCGTCGGCGTCGATGGCGTCGGACGGCTCCACGGCCGGGCCGATGCTGGCCGGGTCAGTGATCGTGCCGTATTCCGTGCCGGTCACGAATTCCTGAATGACGTAGCCCTTGTAGCGCTTGCCGTCCACGGCCACGCGCTTGATGACGAAGTACTTGCCCACGTAGCCGTGACCGGGGAAGGCGCGGCACAGCTCAGAGTGCAGCACGGTGTTGACGATGATGGACTGATCTTCGCCGGTCGTCATGTTCACGACGTGGCACAGGTTCGCCGGGGCCATTTCGGTGCCGCCGCGCTTCTTCTTCGCTTCCTGGCCGCGATAAATGTGCGAGGTGATGCGGACGGCGAAGGGGACACCATCGGCCTGCTTCAGAAGCTGGCGGGTGACGGACTTCGCGCCGACGATATCGACGCCGGCCGCTTTCAGGATATCGGCCATGCCGGACAGGTCGCCCAGGGCAGAAGGGATCACGGAGGCCGGCTTGGTGTCTTCAGTGTTGCTGCTTTTGGCACTCATTTTTCATAACTCCATTATGCGTGTGGTTGATGGGATGATTATAAAGCTTTGGTGGTTTCTGTCAAAGCTTCAAGTGTTGTGACGCGGTCGAAAATTTCGCAGCGGGTCGCGCCGCTTTCGCGGAAGATGCGGCGACACTCGCGCATGGCTTCCTCGGCGCTTGGGTGGCGGACTTCTTCCATGGTGAAGCCGGAACGGTGGGAGTGGAAGAGGAGGATTAGGCAGATGCGCATTTAGTTATCACCTCGCTTGAATTGCGCAGGCCATGTATCCTTCGCATATGTCGCCATTGCCTTCTGCAAGTCTTTGGTGACTTCCCGATTATCGCCGGCAAGCTGGTCAAGGACAAGTTGCGCGTCAAGTTTCAAAATCATGTCGATCATTTCTTTGTCCAACATTTCATTCTCCTAGAAGCGGGACGATATCGCGTATCATCAAGCGGTCAAAAGCCAGCTCCATTGTTCTGGTGATGACGCTGTGGCCGTTTTCGATTTTGGAAATAACCTCGCGGCAGGGACCGAGCTGTTCGCTGAGTTGTTCTTGGGTTAGACCCATGGCGAGACGGCCGGCGCGGAAGGCGGCGGGGGTTAGGTAGTGGGCGGGGGTTTCGGTTCTCATTTGCGATGCCACTCCCCGTTTTTGAAATCGAGACGCCCCTCCATAATATCTTCTCTGTCGGAAGGTGAAATTTTGTGGCCTGGGCATTCGGTAGGCAGCTCTGCTTCTCCGCAACGGCAAACAATGCAAAAAGCAAGTCCGCCGTCACAATATTGGCATCTGCCTGGATTGTCGCATTTTTCATGCTTGAAATAAACGTGATCCATGATGGTCTCCTATATTCCGAGGGCGCGGCGTCGGCTAGTCTCGCCAGTTCATGCGCTCAAGGGCGAGCGCGGCGTCATAATAAGCGATAGCGGCGGCGTTGTGTTTCGCCTCCGCCACCGATCCCCGACGAGAATTGAGGGCATTAGACTTGTTGGCGAAGGCGTGCTGACGAAAATTCTTGACGAGATATTCAACAGCGTCCTTTACCCATTGTTCGTCCACCATGCGGCTCATTTCGCCACCATCCTTTCAATCTCGACATAGCCGCATTCTTGACATTGGCGCTGTTGGCAAGCGACGTCGCGACCCTCCTTTTCCCAGGCGAATTGGGAAACCATCGTGACGATTTCCCAGCTGGAAAAGTTATGACGATGCTTTGGGCGGCGCGTGCACCACATAACCGTGTAGCAGAATACGACGGCAGCTGTGATTGCGTTTGTCCCGAGAAGAACTGTTACCATTTCGTCGGTCATGATCGTGTCCCCGTTGGTTGATGTGATGGGATGATATTATGTGATTGACGATCACAATGCAAGAGAGTAGTGTTCTTGCATTGAAACGCAGCAACGGAGTTCAAAATGAAATTTCAGATTTTTAATC